GTGGAGGCCCCGCCCGCCGGTTTTACGGCGAAGATAGGGCCCGCATAGTTCTGCACTTCAATAGTCGTATTATTCGACAAAATATTCCATGTAAAAACAGTGGCTGAGGCAGTAGTGGAATAGGCGATAAATACACCGGAATTAGGGCAGAATATATTCACCCTTTGGCGTCCGACCCGTGCTGCCAATAGTTGTATCGCTACAGTACTGACTGACACTTGTGTAATAGCGGCAGTAGCTGGCCATGTCGTGTTTCCTATGTCCACACGAAGATTGCCAGTTGTCGTAAGCGACAGTGGGTCCGTCTGAGCTGTCACATACGTCGGGGCAGAAGTAGTCACTGCGCCCATGCTAAGACTTCCCAGCTGGCCCGAAGTCGTGGAGCCGATGGCCACAGCATCTGTGTCAGCCGGAAAATTGTCCACTACCGTGTGGAGGTTCGTTCCAGTGGGCTGGACTACCGTCACGTTTCCCGTAACTACCGTGGTGGAACCGGCGCCCGTCAGCACGCGTAGGTTTCCGGCGGTGTCCAAGGACAGCGGGTCTGTCTGTCCAGTGGTATAGGTCGGCGCCGCTGTCGTGACCGCCGCCTGTGTTAGTCCCCCCAGCTGCCCAGAAGTGGTAGAGCCTTGCGCATAAGCGTCGGCGTCCGCTGGGAAGTTATCCACGACCGTATGAAGATTCGTACCAGTGGCCTGCGTTACGGTGACATTTCCCGTTATAGTAGTACTGGCCAGAGTGACGGCTGGCGTGTTCGTTATAAAAGCATTGACGCCAGGAACATTCGCCGCAGCTGGCGCAGTTCCATAGGCCGTGACAGCCGTGGCACCTAAAGTAACGCCAGCCACCTGCGTTAGATTAATGCTCTGGTTGGCGGGTGGCGTGTTTGTCACGGCGCCGCTTATAACCCACGGACTAGTGCCCTGCGTGACGACCGTAGATGGTGCCGAGTCGACCACCACGTGAAGATTTGTGCCGGTCGGCTGCACGACTGTGACATTGCCGGTAATTGTCGTGCTTGTTAGACTGACTGGTTGCGTTACGGCTGATCCATCAACTCGTAAGGCTCCTGCCGTGGTTAATGACAGGGGATTTGTTTGGCCAGTCGTGTATGTCGGAGCCGCCGTAGTTACAGCGGCCTGTGTTAGACCACCGAGTTGCCCGAATGTCGTGCTTCCTTGCGCATACGCGTCCGCGTCGGCAGGAAAATTATCAACTACAGTGTGTAGATTTGTTCCAGTCGCCTGTGTGACAGTCACGTTTCCCGTGATTGTCGTACTAGCCAACGTCACAGCCGGTGTATTAGTTATGAAAGCATTAACACCTGGAACAGGAGTGGCTGCTGGCGTCGTTCCATAGTTCGTCACGGCGGTGGCGCCTAGGGTTACACCCGCGACCTGGACTAAATTCTCGTCCTGGGTACCGCTTGGAGTGGCGGTCACAGTCCCGCTCACTACCCACGGCGAGGTCGACTGAGTGACGGCGACCGTTCCAGTTATGGTCGTAGAAGCCAAAGAGACAACCCATGGGGATGTTCCTTGGTTTGCGATAATCGTACCAGCGACTGTCCAAGGATTTGTTCCCTGGTTGACCGTCGGCGTATTGGTGACCACGACGTTCTGTGACGCCGGAAAATCTGTTACATTCACGTCCAACGACGTGCCAGTCGAGCTGATCGTATTTCCTGCCCCATCGTGGACGTTCACGTTCGGCGATGTCGTGATGGTGCCGCTCACCACCCAGGGACTTGTGCCCTGCAAGGCAGTGACTGTCCCGCTCACTGGCTGCGTGGCCGGAAAATTGTTTACGCTGACGGTCTGGACCGCAGGGAAGTTTGACACGCTCGTGATCCAGGGCGACGTTCCCTGGTTGGCTATGATCGTCCCCGCGACTATCCACGGGCTGGTACTCTGCGTGACTGCCACCGTGGCCGGAAAGTTCGTCACGTTGACGTCCAGCGACGTGCCCGTGGAGCCCAGGCTATTGCCCGCGCTGTCGTGTATGTTGACGTCTGGCGACGTCGTTATGCTTCCGCTGACAATCCACGGCGATGTTCCCTGATTGACCGTTACTAGTGTTCCTGGTATGTCCAAGAACTTGCCCCAGTCGATAAGCAAGCTCTTGTCGCTACTATTCTTGGCAAACTCCACTAGGTAGCCCTCACTGTCGAGGTATATCCGCAGGTTCGACACGTCCTCGGCGGTGAACAGCGAGCAGTCCACGGTCGTGTTGAACAGACCGGCTGCCGTCGCCGCGCTGATCGACGTGTTGACCAGCGTTATTAGGCCGAATGGGACTGTGAACGCGGTCTGCGCGGCGAGCTGCGTCGACGAGTATGTGGGTACGGGTCCAGCCATTGGTCGCCTTTGCCCCCTAGTTCTCGAACTCTGTTATGCCGATGGTCGCCGTGCCTATAGTCGGGAACAAGAATCTTCCGCCGTTTCCATTCGTCTTGAAGAACACTTCAAATGTGGTAGATGCTGTGCTAGTGCTGGGCAGATATAGTGTGGCTCCCATGCTACCCAACAGGTCACCTGTATTGTTGGCCTCTTCGCCAATCAGAGACACTCCGCCGCCGGTGCCTAGGTCAACGCCGTCCCGCTTTATCGTGCAGAAGGCATTGTCCGTGGCCACGCCTATGAGCTGCCCCATGCCACTCAATGTCACGACAAGCGTGCTAGTGGCGCTCTTGGGAACTACTGTCACAGCCAAGGTAGTCGTGCTATACGTGCCGGACGTAGTAGACTGAGTAGCCGTCATGGAACTAAACACAATCTGTTTTATTACACTGATTCCACTAGTAGTTGGAACATCTACCCAACCCACCTCGGGAAGGGAATACTGTAGGCCGTCTACTGAGTCCCAGATTACAGGGTAGCCTTTCGGGCCGCTTGATGTCATCGGCTTATCACCTAGACTGGATATGTAAACTGGACGGACACCAGTTGCCCATCCGTCGCGAACGGCGTGCCAGCCCCCGTGCCTGTAGCTTTGGTGAATGGATTGCCGACTGTCTGACCTGTGTTCGTGGCAAGAAAGACATGCGTGAAGTCCGCGTTCGCCGAGTCGGATATAACATGCGCCATGGTCTGGCTGGCAGGATCGCCGGGGAAGCACGTTCCAAGCACTGTACCATTGACGGACACAAACGAGGAGTTCAAAGTAACGGGGAGACTTATTCTTATTACTGACCCGCTACGCGTACCAATGAGAAAGGTTCCCCACACCTTTACGCTCGTGCTAGACTGCTCGTATGAAAATGCTATGGCTACCGGAGAACCAACGCCATCAAAAGTTGGAGTATAGGTGTGCAGTGTAGCTCCGCCGCTGCTACCATTTGCCGCAGCGGTGATCCGACCCTTCGCATCCACCGTGATGTTGGCGGAGGTATAGCTGCCGGGAGTAACAGCCGTGCTGATGAGGTCAAGCACGGGGGTTGTGCCGCCAGTGGAGGATATGTCGAGCGCCGTGCCAGACACGCTAGTGACTGGTGCGGTACCAGATGAGGCCGCCGTCACCAGACCCTTGGCATTGACCGTGATACTCGCGTATGTGAATGAGCCTACGTTGCTATTCACGGTGGCCAGGGTAAGTGCCTGGCTGCCCGAGCCTGGTCCTGCCGTTGCATCGCCGGTCAGTTGACTGATGCCACCACCACCTGAAATCGTGAGAGGCGTCCATTGCGGCGTGCCGCCACCGAAGCCCTCTAGTTCGTTGACTACCTGGTTGTACCTAAGAATGTATATGCTTTGATCTGTGTCGGCCATTTTAGTTCTCCTCGGTTAGTGTGGTATTAGCTGTTCACTACGCTTGGCGTAGGCACGACATAAGCATTGTTCCAGGCTGTGTTATTTCGCGCGTTTATGGTGGTCGTGAACGTCATACCATTCGACGTGGCGGTGTACAAAATTTTCAAGTAGCGGCTGAAGACTGGGCTCAGGTGCCAGATGGTTGTGCCGCTCGATGATATGGCCACAGTGAGGCCGGAGATGGCGACGAAGTTCGTACCATCCACGGATTCATAGAGGGCTAGTGTGCCGGTACCAGCGCTAACGGGAGTGTACGTCGAGGATATGGACATGATGTCGATGTCGCTCAAATCTAAAACCACGCCTGTAGTGGTCGTCTGGTTCACTTTGCTGATTACTGCCCGATTGTCTACGATGGTTGACATGATAATTCTCCTTGGTCTATTTTGTGCTTATTTTGGTCCCGCCGGAGGATGGGCATTTCCCATCTGGGCGGCGGCATTTGCAACTAGCGGCGGCGTAGCGCGCGGCAAAATCGGCGGGCGAGGGGGAGGCGCAGTGCCCGGTCCCACATGGATAGGTCCACTCCCTGCTGGCATGGGATTTGGCACCGGCTGCGGCGTCGGCTGCTCCGGCGCTGGAGGCTGCGGCATTCCCTGCACGTTGTTCCCCATCAGGCCCATGAGACGCGGGTCAGTGGGCGCCTGTATGCCGGGGAAGATGAACTGGGCATGCGACATGATGTGCTGCATGGTGGCGGCCATCACCGGGTCATCCTGCTTCTGCCGGAGGGCTGGGTCCATCATTATGACGAAATGCTGGCCGATGTGGTTGGCGTGGTTGTCCCACGGGGCGGCCACCTGCGGTATGCCGCGCCGAAGCTGCTCGTTCTCTTTGATTATTAGCATGTTCTCGGCCTCGGGCCCCTCGGTCATGGGGTCAAGCTGACCAGTGGCGAGCACCTCAAAATATTGATTAGCGTCCTTGATAAGTCCCTTCGCCATGAGGTCCTGGGCGATCTGTAGCTTTCCGGCCTCTGATCGTGTGGCTGGATTGCCTGCCGACACGATCACGCGAGATATATTTGACAAGTCTTCCCCAGAAAATTCGCCCATATAGGATGATTTGCTCGCGCCAGCAATGGTAATCATGCGCTTCGTGTTGGCGAACGACTTCAGCATGTTGAACAGTCCCGTTGCGCTCCGCTCCAAGAAGGAAATGTACGCCTGCTGGATAGGGCTATTGAAGACGAGGGCCTGGGCCTGCAAGAATGCCATTGCTGTTCCTGATTCCACGCCCGTTGGCGGCTGGCCGCGTAGAATAGATGGCAGACCAGACAGCTTCTCCATTTGCGATTCTAGCAGTTCTAGAAACTTGAAGATTTCGGCTGGTGTCTTGCAGAGCTCCAGGCCCACGGGCACGCCGTTCTTCAGGTTCGTCTTTATAAAATTCAAGCCCTCGATCACCTGTTCTGGTTTCGTCTGAGTAGACTCGTCGATGACAATGTTGGTGATCGCAAAGGCTTGCTGATTAGTTATGATGACGCTGAGCGTCTTGTCGTAGGCATACTGCGGCTTGACCAGGGAGGTCATCACAGTGCTGCCGAAATTGTTGAACAACGTTTGGTCCGGCATCATCGGATATAGGGGAATCTCGTCATACGGCATTGCAGTATCAAGAATCCATGTATCGGAATCGATATACTGGGTGATGCGGCCTTCAGGACAAGACGCAGTCTTGCGATGGAGGAATGTGTAGACAGGAATTAAATCGGAGTTGGAAGTTTGGGCATCGACAATGTGGCCGAAGCGAAAGCGTTGCAACGTGGTGGGCATGCTGTAGCCCTTGAGTTCATCTGTCAAGTCAGGGCGTTGAGCAATCAAATCCCATTTGTTAAGATACTCACGAACGATATACCAGTCATTGTTCGTGTCCATTCGTGTATAATCGCGGACGACATCCATCGGGCCGAGAACGGAGAACTGGGCATCCCCCTCTTTTATAGGCACTTCCTTGCCCTGTGGGTCCTGCACCGTGTCCACGATCTCGCCGATGTCGGCGTTCCACTTCTCGAACAGCCATCCCTCGCCGCAGACCAGGCCATACGTCAGGCCCATCTTGTAGCTGTCCTCGAGATGCTTGACTTTCAAATAGTAGTTGCTGACTGAGTCGAATATGATGTCCTGCGACATGCTCTTGTGGTCATCATTGATCGCCTCTGGCTGGAAGGAGGGGCGCTGGTTGGCTATCGTGCTCACGAGGCCGGTCACGATGGAGCGGTAGATGTTGGACTCGATGAGCTTGTACTGGCCACGGTCGCCGCCGAAGCGTATTCCGATTTTCATTTCGGAGCGCATCCACATTTCCCAGTTTGTTCTCCAAACTGTGAGTTTACCTGTTCTTAAAACGTAATCTTCGTAGTCGTGGGTCCGTCTTTCTAGTTCAGGTAAAAGGTCTTCAGTCGGAAGGGTAGCGAAATAACTATCTGGCTGTCCGCCGAAAGTTTTGCTATTCATTGATCCAGAAGCCATATTATTTTCCCTCTAGTAAATCTGCCAACCTACGTAGAATAGTTGGATTATCCTGTGCATGTCCTAGTGCCCTATTGCAATTCATACAAAGAAGAAATCGAAAAACTCCTGTTACATGGTCGTGGTCTGCGTGAAGACGTCCACTCAAAGCCAATTGGTGAATATCGCAACCTAAGCATTTACCTTGTTGTATTTGATACTGCCTATCATAATCAATAGATGTAAATGAAGTTCCATTCGCATTTACCATACCCATCTTTTTCCATGCGCTGTTTCTGCGGCGCGGTGTCATTATTTTAGGATGGGCTTTGTTCCAGGCACTGGCCCGAATAGAATCACATTTACGGCATCGACCTTGCGGTCCTCGCCCAACGCTATCCTTGTCATGGCCTTGTCTACAAAAACGAGAAGGATGACTAAAGGTATTGCCAATTTGAAAGCCTTTTAATCCTCTAGGCATTAACTCTCCTTTTGTTTTTGAGTGAACTCAATAACTATTCGTGAATAAATTCGTCTGCAGCAGTCCTTGCATATGTCAAGGTGGTGGAGGAACGCCGCGAAGTCCTCCGCCGTGTGGTCCCCGCGCTTCACTTTCTCGCAGTAGGGGTTAGTCATAGCTATCGTCGTGCTCCTTCGCGTTGAACTCCTGCGAGAACGCCGCATCCATGCCAGCGCCTATGATGTCCTGCACCGCCGCCTTGTCGCCCTCCAGAATCTTCTTCGGTATGAAGGTGTTCTCCTCGTTGTGCCTGAACGCTGGCGGGAGGGGATTGGTCAGCAGGTCGACGCTGCGCACGAGGTACATTAGCATGGCGAATCCATCGTAGTGGCCGAACGTCTTCGAGCGTGAGAACTCCTTGCCACGAGCACCGCCCTTCGTCTTCGTCCACACGCCGTTCTTTAGACAGCCCAGCGTCTGCACGCATTTGGGGCTGACTAGCACGCGCCCTTCCTTCACGAGCTCGCGAACGTCCGACACCATGACGTCCAGGTAGGTCTTGCTTTCCACCGGCGAGAAGTACAGGTGGTGCCGTAGGTTGAAATCTTGTAGAAGAGAGGGAGTGTTGTTGTCGGCGATCCTCTTCTTGATCTCCGCGTTCTCGAACACCTCGCGCTCCTTCAGTATGATGCGCTCGGCCAGGAGGTCCGTGGTCTGCTCTGGGCTTTTCATGCACACCTCGTCCCGCAGTACCACCACCGATTTTCCGCCCACCCACTCGACGCTGGCGAACCCGCAGACCGAGTTGTCGGTCCATCCCTGGTCCAGCGCGTCGTACTTGAACCAGAACTTGAAGTTGTCGGTCTTCGGCACTTCCCTCTCGTACTCCGGCTTCCACTCCGGGCAGAGCTGGAAATCCGTATCGATGACGAACTCGCAGAAGAACTCGCGCCGCACCTTGTGGGACGTGATGCCCCCGAGGTCCTTTATGAACTTTTCTTGCCGCTCCAGCGAATAATGACTGTCACGGATGGTCAGCTTCATGTATGCGCCATCTATCTCAGCCTGGTCGCAGTAAGCCTTGAAAGCGTGATCCGGCGTGACTGGCGGCGTGGAAAGTAAAAGCATGTTGCCATTTCGCGGAATGAGTGTTGAAACAAGGGCGCCATCAACAATCTCATCGAGGTTTGCCGAAAATCCCGCTTCATCCAGAATAATCAAGTCAAACGCAAATGATCTGAGATTATTATAGGACGTTCCGACGCCCTTTCCCACACCCCTGAAAAGAATCTTGGACCCGCTAGGGAAGACAAGCTGGGTCTTCCGCAACTTCGGCTTCAGCTCTGCTGGGCATGTGGCGAACACGACGTCGTACAGCTGCCGCACGTACTCCTGAACGTCGTCGATGGTGGGGGCTATGAACGCCACCAGCGCATTCTTGTTCTGTATGCACGTCTCGGCGCCCAGGAACAGGCCCAGGACGCTCTTCCCGATCTTGCGGCTGCAGTTCACCACGAACTTGGAGTTCCTGCTCGTGCTTATCTTGAATGCCTCGTATATCTTGCGCTGCGACGGGTTCAAGTGAACGTACAGCCGCCCCACCTGCCAGGACGCCTCTATGGCCTTCTCGGCGTCAGTAGGCACTAGCTAATCTTGCCGAATGTAGCCCTTCCATGGCGACAAAAACAATCACCCACGTATCCAGGCTGGCAACATGCGCTCCAACAACCTCCATTCGGCTCTGTAACAGGATACGCATCCCATGGCGGTGGCCATGATTGCCCGAAGCCTTCTCGTGCTCTTGCCTGCGTACAGGCATGGCATTCACACCTAGGATGACTGCCATTCAAGTCCATTAGGCTTTCGGCGCTTCCGGCACCACTTCTGCTTCCAAGACAGCTGACGTGGCGGCTCTCGCGGCCTCCGTGTCGACCGTGCTAGCCGTCACCTTGGCTTCCGCCTCGCCGACCTTCGCGAGGTTCTCTCCGCGCGTCTTGAAGTCGTTGTACTGGAAGGCGAGGAAGTTCAGCACCTCCGCCACCTTCATGCCCATGTGGCCGGCATACTGCGCCTGCGCGATGTAGTCGTGCGCCCGCGCGAACAGGTCCCGAACCGCCTCTACGTCCTTCAGGCTCGCCGCTTTCGTCGGCGCAGCCGCTTGTGCGTGCATGTTGTCGATCATTTTTGTCCCCCGATGGTTTATAGTTCGTAAGACAAGTGTAAACTATGCCCTACGTTTATTCACTGTATGGCTTGTCAAATCCTATGACG